TGCAGGACCAATAACTATTCCTGCAACAGTAACAGTAACAGGAACGTTGGTAATAGTATAATGAGTAAAATAGAAGTAAATACAGTTGCACCACAATGCGGAACTACTTTAACACTAGGTGAATCTGGTGATACAGTAACTCTTGGCTCTGGTGCTAGTCAATCAGGTTTTGGTAGAACAGGAACTGTAGATTGGCAAACAGGCAGTATTAAAACAGCTACATTTACTGCAGCTAATGGAGAAGGGTATTTTTGTAATACAACAGGTGGAGCTTTTACAGTTAATCTACCAGCAGGTTCTGCAGGAGCTATAGTATCTGTTCAAGATTATAATAATACATTTGATTCAAATGCTTTATTAGTTTCACCTAATGGTTCAGAAAAAATTAATGGCGGTGCAGGTGCTGTATCTTTAGAAACAGAAGGAGAAGGTTTAACTTTAGTGTATGTTGATGCAACAGTTGGTTGGAGATCAATACAAGATTCAGCTTTTGCAGATACAGGATCTAATTTTATAGTAGCTTCAGGTGGTACAATAACTAATACACCAACTTGTAGAATTCATACATTTACAGGACCAGGAACTTTTGCGGTATCTGCTCTTGCAGTTTGTGCAGCTAATAATGTAGTTTCATATACGGTAGTAGGAGGTGGTGGCGGAGGTGGTGCTGGTAGTTCAGGATCAATTTATGGAGGAGGAGGTGGTGGTGCTGGTGGTTTTAGAGAAGTTAGTTCTCCTTCGGCTCCTTTTACAGCTAGTCCTTTAAATGGTTATCCAAGTGCACCAAACAGAATTACAGTGACAGCAACATCTTTTCCAATTGCAGTTGGAGGCGGCGGTTCTGGTGCGTGTAAAACTACTCCTAGTACTCCTAATGCTAGATTAGGAACCAATGGAGTTAATTCAACTTTTTCAACAATAACATCTGCCGGCGGAGGTGTTGGTGGATCTAGAAATACAAATGGTCCTGGTGGACCAGCAGTTAATTTTTCAAAAGGAGCTGCAGGTGGATCTGGAGGTGGTAGTACCGAAGGACCTCCTGGTGGATGGCTAGGTGGAGCAGGAAATACTCCTCCTACATCTCCAGCACAAGGTTCAGCTGGTGGTGCTTCAGCCCCATCAGATGGTGGTACTTTTAGTAATATTGCAGGAGGTGGTGGAGCAACTCAAATAGGTCAAGCAGGAGCAGGTACTAGTGGTGGTGATGCTGGTGGAGCTGGTGGAACAGGTGCAACAAATACAATTACTGGGTCTCCCGTTGCAAGATCTGGTGGCGGCGGAGGTGGTGGTACCGAACCAGGTGGAGCTGGCGGAGCTGGTGGAACTGGTGGTGGAGGAGCTGGTGGAACAAACGCAGGTGGAGCTGGTGTGGCAGGTACTGTCGGAACAATTAATACTGGTGGTGGCGGAGGTGGTGGTTCAGGAAGAACTAGTGGCTGTGGAGCAGATGGTGGAAATGGCGGTTCAGGTATAGTGATAATAAGGTACAAAATAGCATAATTATGACAAGTACAATTAAAGTAAATAACGTTCAAAACCAATGTGGTCAAAACATCATTAACGAGAATAGTAATACTATTACTCTTGGCGCTAGTGGTGATACGATTGCTTTAGCATCAGGTGCATCGCAAACAGGTTTTGGTAGAACAGGTACCGTTGATTGGCAAACAGGAAGTATTAAAACAACAACATTTACTGCTGCAAATGGTGAAGGCTATTTTGCAAATACCTCTGGTGGTACATTTACAATGAATTTACCAGCAGGAACTGCTGGTAATATTGTTTCTGTTGTAGATTATACAAATACTTTTCAAACAAATAAATTAACTATTGCACCAAATGGTTCTCAAAAAATAGGTGGAGTACAAGCAAGCACAGAATTAACTACTCAAGGTCAATCAGTAACTTTTGTTTATGTAGATGACACTGAAGGTTGGAAAAACGTTCAAGATTCAACAAGTAATATTACTGGAGCAGTTGCATTTATGGCAGCTACGGTATCTGGAGCTTGTAATACTTTAGTAACAGCACCTGATTGTGCAAATACAAAAATAGCAACATTTGTTGGTCCAGGAACATTTTGTGTTTCACAAATTGCAATAGGTCCAACGGCTCCCGCTAACAATATTGTATCTTATGTGGTAGTTGCAGGTGGTGGCGGTGGAGGTAGAAATTCAGCTGGTGGCGGTGGGGCTGGTGGATTTAGAGAAGGTAAAAGCCCTGGAACTCCATATACAGCAAGTCCATTAAATGCTCCTACAGGTTTAGAAATTACAAGTGCAGGAGGAATACCAGTTACAGTAGGTGGCGGTGGTCCAGCACCAGCAAATCCACCAGATAATGGTGGACAAGGAAGTAACTCAATTTTTTCAACAATAACATCAGCAGGTGGTGGCCACGGGGGTGGTAGAGGTTTAGCTGGAAATCCAGGAGGATCTGGCGGTGGATTTGGCAGTGATTCTGGTCATCACGATGAATCTGGTACTGGAAATGATCCAGTGGTAACTCCACCTCAAGGACAACCAGGAGGTGCACCAATAAGTCCAGGTCCTAATCCAGTTCCAAGTGGAGTATGTGCAGGCGCAGGCGGTGGAGGTGCAGGTGCTGCTGGAAGTGGTTGGCCAGGTACAAGAGGACAAGGTGGTGCTGGTGGTAATGGTGTTGCTACACAAATTAATCCAGCAAAAGGAAATCCTTCAACTAATTTTTCTGGCGGTGGCGGTGGTTCAGGTGCTGCAATTGGTCCAAATAATCAAGCATCAGGTGGAACTGGTGGCGGTGGTCAAGCTGGAAATTCAAGTAATAATGGAACAGCGGGAGTAGCTAATACTGGTGGCGGTGGTGGTGGAGCTGGTCCAGGAGCACCAAGTGGAGGTGCCCAAGGCGGTTCAGGAATCGTTATAATAAGGTACAAATTTCAATAGGTAAATTATGAGTGAAATAAAAGTAAATAAAATCAGTCCAAGAACAAATTGTGGTACAACTACATTAGGAGATAGTGGAGATACAATTAATATTCCTGCAGGTGTAACAATTACGAACAATGGAACACAAACAGGTTTTGGTAGAACAGGAACTGTCGATTGGCAAACAACTCCTAAAACAGGGGATTTTACAGCAGTAAATGGTGAAGGTTATTTTGTTAATACAACATCAGGTGCTATAACAATGACTATGCCATCTGGTTCAGCAGGTGCAATAGTTTCAATACAAGATTATAATAAAACATTTGATTCAAATGCTTTAACAATAGCTCCTGCAAGTGGGGAAAAAATTAATGGTGGTACTGCTGATGGTAATTTAATAGTAAATACAGAAGGTCAAGGTTTAACTTTTGTTTATGTTGATGCAACAGTTGGTTGGAAAACTGTACACGAAAATGAGTTTACATCAGGTGGATCTAGTTTTATTATTGCAACAGGTGGAACTATTACTACTTCAGGTAATTGTAAAATACACACATTTACAGGTCCAGGAACTTTTTCAGTATGTGCTACTGCGGCTTGTGCAGCACAAAACGTAGTATCTTATTTGGTTGTAGGTGGAGGTGGTGGATCTCACGCTGACAATTCAGGTGGTGGTGGAGGAGGTGGATTTAGAGAACTTGAATCTCCAACAACTCCTTACACATCTAGCCCTTTAGATGGTTATCCAAGCGCTCCTAATAGAATTACATTAACAGCCACATCTTATCCAATTCAAGTTGGTGGAGGAGGTGCTGCAAGCCCTCCTAGTTGTTTTACTGGAGATGGTACTCCTTCTATATTTTCAACAATTGTAGGAGCAGGTGGTGGTGCTGGTGAGTGTCAATCAACAAATGGTAGAGCAGGTGGATCAGGTGGTGGATCAGGTTCTAGATGTGGTACCGGTGGAGCTGGAAACACTCCTCCTACAAGTCCTTCACAAGGAAATCCAGGTGGCAGTGGTGCTCCTCCAACAGGCGGAGGTGGCGGTGGTGGTGGCGCTAGTGCACCAGGAACTATTGCACCTCCTGGTGGTGGTGGTGCAGGTGGAGCCGGTGTTACAACTGAAATTACAGCAAGTCCAGTAGTTTACTCTGGTGGTGGTGGAGGCGGTGGTGGTCAACCAGGTGGTCAACCAGGTGGAGCCGGTGGAACTGGTGGTGGAGGAGCTGGTGGTCCAGGTACATCTGCAGGAGCAGCTGGAACAGCAAATACAGGTGGTGGTGCTGGAGGTGGTGGACAAAGTGGTGGCGGAGCTGCTGGTGGATCAGGAATTGTTGTAATAAGGTATAAATTTCAATAGTTGAATGATAATTAAAATTAATATATAAGGAGAAACATTATGGCACATTTTGCAAAACTAGGAGCAAACGGAAAAGTTATTCAAGTATTAACTTTGAATAATTCTGATATGCTTAACGCTGATGGTGTTGAAGATGAATCAGTAGGTCAACAATATTTAGAAACACATAATAATTGGCCTGCACAAATGTGGATTCAAACATCTTATAACACACAAGGCAATCAACATAGAAATGGCGGAACACCTTTTAGAGGAAACTACGCAGGTATAGGTTATATTTGGGATGAAGATGATCAAATCTTTTGGCCTAAAAAACCTTATGCATCTTGGGTAAAACATAATGAATCAGCTTCTTGGAAATCACCAATAGGTGATGCTCCAGCATTGACAGAGGAACAAGAATCACAAAATACAGCTGATACTCATGAATGGAGTTACGTCTGGAATGAAACTAATCAATCTTGGGACTTGACAGACAGCAAAGCATAAATTAAAAATGGTGGTGGTATGCAGAAGAAAGTATTAACAGAGCAAGCTTTATATTACGGTGATGTGGCAATGCCCAAAGATTGGGATATTGACCGAGATAAATTATCAGGTGACATTTTACAATCAGTAATTCAAAACAAAGATTTTCCATTTTCAAGAACTTGGGATATGTTGAATACCTATATGCGAGATCACGTTGGTCTTGAATATGGTATCAATCTAGTTAACAAAGAAACGTGGGGAAATATTTATAAACCTGCGGAAACTACAATTCCTTTATTAAATATAGATCCAGTAGATCTACGGAACTCACCAGACTTTACATTACTCTATGGTGTAAAAGTTAAAAATTGTATGGTTAGAATACATTATGAAGATAACAGACGTAAAGGTAGATCTTGGGATATACCATTAGAAAATAATAAATTTATAATGTTTCCATCAACAAATATGTATTACTTAACCAATAATCAAAAGGATAGTTTAAATTTTGTGCAAACAATAACTTATGAATATATCTAATTATTATTGGTATTTTAGTGGTGTTCTTACACCTAGATTCTGTGATGATGTTATAGCTTATGCTAACGAACAAAAAGAAGTTATGGCTAGAACTGGTGGTTATGGTGATAGAAAATTAAATAAACAAGAAGTATTAGATTTAAAAAGAAAAAGAAATTCTGATTTAGTGTGGTTAAATGATACTTGGATATATAAAGAATTACACCCATACGTTCACGAAGCAAATAGAAACGCTGGTTGGAATTTTGATTGGGAAAGATCTGAGTCTTGTCAATTTACAAAATATAAACACAACCAATACTATGATTGGCATTGTGATAGTTGGGATAAACCTTATGACAGAAAAGATCCTAACAATCCAGAGCACGGCAGAATTCGAAAATTATCCATGACTTGTCAATTAACAGATGGTTCAGAATATAAAGGTGGTGAATTAGAATTTGATTTTAGAAACTACGATCCACATATGAGAGATGAAGCTAAACATTTAAGAAGAGCAAAAGAGATTTTACCAAAAGGATCTATCATTGTATTTCCTTCTTTTGTTTGGCATAGAGTTAAACCTGTAACATCAGGCACAAGATATAGTCTTGTAGTTTGGCATTTAGGAAGGCCTTTTAAATAATGTATATAAGTAACTATTTTAATACAACTATCTGGTCAGAACAAAAACCAGAGTTTGTAAAATCTTTAACTAAAGCATCTAACAAATATATTAAAGATGCAAGAAACAGAGAAAAGAAATTTATAAAAGAACACGGTGACTTTGGAAGATCGTATCATTCAACACCTCTTACAGCTGACAATGACTTTTTAGATTTTAGAAATTACATTGGTCAAAAGTCTTGGGAATATTTAGATCATCAAGGTTTTGATATGCAACAGTACACTACTATGTTTAGTGAGATGTGGGTACAAGAGTTTGCTAAAAAAGGAGGTGGTCATCATTCAGCACACGTACATTGGAATCAACACGTATCAGGTTTTTATTTTTTAAAGTGTAGTGATAAAACTTCTTATCCTGTATTTCACGAACCACGAACAGGTGCACGTGCTACAAAATTAAAAATGAAACCAGATTTAAAAGGTGCGTGGGGCGGAACTGAACTTATACATTTTAAACCTACACCAGGTACATTAATAATCTTTCCAGGATTTTTAGAACACGAGTTTAGTGTAGATTTTGGTATTGAACCATTTAGATTTATTCATTGGAATATACAAGCTGTACCAAAAGAAATGGCAAAAGATGTTTAAGAAAAAAAAATATACAGTTATCCGTCAAGCAATATCAAAAGACCTAGCAGCTTTTGTTGCAAATTACTTTTTAATGAAAAGACAAGTTTTAGATACTTGTAAACAAGCAAGATATTTTTCACCATTCGAAAATATACTCGGGTCTTATGATGATGATCAAATACCAAATACTTATTCTCATTATGCAGATATAGCTATGGAAACTTTAATGCTTAAATGTCAACCTAAAATGGAAGAAGTAACAGGTCTTAAATTATACCCAGCTTATACTTATGCAAGAATTTATAAAAAAGGAGATATTCTTAAAAGACACAAAGATAGATTTAGTTGTGAGATATCAACTACTATGAATCTTGGTGGCGATGATTGGCCAATATATTTAAGTCCAAATGAGAATGTTGGCATACCTGATGGTAAAAAAATAACTACTATTAGCCAAGCAAAAGGTATTAAGGTAGATCTTAAACCAGGAGATATGCTAGTTTATTCTGGTTGTGAGCTAGAACATTGGCGAAATAAATTCAAAGGCAAAGAATGTGTACAAGTTTTTCTGCATTATAACAATCGTAAGACCCCTGGAGCGAAAGATAACATGTTCGACAAGCGTCCACATTTAGGTCTTCCTTCTTGGTTTAAACGATGATATAATCTTTAGATGGAGGCAGGGCACCACCACATACCCCCTGTCTCCTTTTAAGGATTATTTATGAGTTTAGGATTTGACGCAATATCAGCATTACCATTCGCTACCGCACAAACAGCTGGTGACGTACAGGTAGTAGTAAGTGGCAATCAATTAGATATAAATATTGGAAACTTTGCTATTACAGCAGATGCAATTACAGAAATACCTGATCCGAATAGATTAACATTAGGCCTTGGAACATTAACAATTACAGCAGATTCTAATTTTACTGCTACAGGTAGTCAGGTAACATTAAATACAGGCACGGCAGCAGCAAGTACAAGCGTTGATATTACGCCTTCTGTAAACCAATTGACCTTAGCTACAGGAAATGTTACAATAACTGCTAGCGCAAATATAGATCCATCTGGAGTGCAATTAGCTGTAGATACAGGAGAAGTAGCTGCGATAACATGGAGTGAAATTATTCCAGGCGTAGATATGGTCTGGACACCAATAGATACAAATTAATATGGCATCAACATTTTCATCAGACCTTAAACTAGAAATAATCACAACAGGTGAGAAAGCTGGTCAATGGGGTGGAATTACTAATACAAATTTACAAATCTTAGAACAAGGATCATCAGGAGTATTAGATGTCGACATGGCAGGAGCTAGTGTCACATTACTACTTACAGATGGTGCAACTTCTAATGGTAAAAACGCATACTTAAGATTACACGGAACTTTAGCAGGAGATAGAACTATTACTATGCCTTCAGGTTCAGGTGTGACTAGAGTATGGGTAATGAAAGATGACACTGTAAGAGGTACATCAAATAGAACACTTGGAGTATTAACAGCTAGTGGTAGCACCACTCAGATACCACCAGGTGCAACTGTTCTTTGTAGATCAAACGGCACAGAAACAGTTATGACTATTTTAGAAAAAGGTTATGCAACA